AGCGCCGGACAGATTAGCGCCGGACAGATTAGCGCCGGACAGATTAGCGCCGGACAGATTAGCGCCGGACAGATTAGCGCCGGACAGATTAGCGCCGGACTTAATCGCCGCTTCCAGCGTCAATTTGATACTGTTATTCTCGCACTCAAAAGCGAATAAAACATTAGCCGCATATCTACATTTAATCTCGATTTTCATATCTCTCTCCTGCCTGTGTGTGGTTATTTTGTGTCCGTGAGCCTGATTAGATTGGTTGTGCGTGGCTGTATCGCCATGATTCCGCTAGTAAATAGGCTGACTTCTTTTGTTGCACGGTTATAAGCAAGCTCAAATCTTTGGCCGTCGTCAAGAACTAGCTCTACCGAGTCACATTTTATTTCCGTTTCTGTCATTAGATTACGTGCTATGAATTTCATCTTACCCATCCTTCCCCTAGGGGAGTGTTAGTTAAAGGTTGCCGTCCTTGGCGGTGAAGTCCTATGTCGGCCCAAAGCATGTCCGACCTGTCTAAAAACTTAAATTACATCGTCTGATGTTGCGAGCTCATGGTCGATATGCACATCAAAACCATTAATCTTAAAATCTTGCGGTTCGCCCATCTGGTAGCCTTGTTTGTATTGATAAGCAATAGACTCAATAATCGCGCTTAAGCTTTCTGGTGTTGGATTTGGTTTTATTGAAATCTTCATGTGCTTCACCTTTATCCTTATCGCCTCAGCCCTATGCCTTGGTCGATGTAGTAATAATACAGTTATTTTTAACTTGTGCAAGTACTTTGTAAAAGTATTTTTAATATATTTCGGTGTAGGTCTTGTAGTGAACACATAGCCAAGCCGTGCGCTTATCGACCTTATTCTTACGGGCAAGCTCCCCGATAGATAGCCTTTTAAGCCCCAATTCGGCCTGTAGGGCTAGAATCCGGTCATAGTCAGCCCTCATCTGCCTAACCTGCTCTAGTTTGAGCTTCTGGTGGCTAATGGCCATTAGTTAAGCCCTTTGATCTTTATGTCTGCCCAGCTTCTATCAGTGTGTAGGGTGATAAAATCAGCGTCACAGGTCTTTTGGCTATCAACCTTAACCCATGCCGCCTTAAAGCCTACATAGCCGTGCTGTGCGCTGAATTTAACGGCCTTGGCCAATGCCCAACCTAGTTTGTCGGCCTCGCTTATGACCAATTTTAAAGCGCTGGTAGTAAGCTTATTCTTGCCCCTGCTAACCAGCCAGCACTCTGCATCCTCAGCATCGCAGCCCATCAAGGTTAAATCTTCAAGGGAGACTAGATGTTTCATCCTTTTACGCACACGACCTGCTTTAATGTGTGGACTATCTCAATCAGGTCAGATTGCGCGGCCATTACCGCATCAATGTCTTTATATGCTGCGGGGGTTTCATCAATCACATCTGCATCTTTCCGGCACTCTACGCCTATAGTGGCCTTTTCATGGTCGGCAATAGTAAAGGTTCGGTTTGCTTCTGACCGGCTCATCTTGCGGCCAGCACCATGCGAGCATGAGCAGAAAGACTCCTTATTCCCTTTTCCGCGCACGATGAAGGACTTTGCACCCATAGAGCCGGGTATTATCCCTAAATCGTTCTCACGCGCCCTTACAGCGCCCTTGCGTGTCACCCATACATTATCGCCGTAGTGATTTTCTCGGCTTATGTAATTATGGTGGCAATTAACCGCTTCACAGTCACAAGCAAATGGCTTTGAAATAACTGAGTGCAAGGCAGATATTGCGGCATCCATCATTAACGACCTGTTAATTAAAGCGAACTCTTGCGCCCAATGAACAGAATCACAATAATCTGTAAAAAGCTCAGAGCCATCTGGGATGTAAGCAAGGTCTTTGTCTGGCAGATTAATAAACCAGCGCTCCATATCTTTTTTGGCCTTTTCAATAAAATACATCCCAATCTTATTGCCGATTCCACGACTGCCAGAATGCAACATAATCCATACAGCCTGATTTTCATCAAGGCAAATCTCTACAAAATGATTGCCTGTGCCCAGTGTTCCGGCGTGGCGTGGCGCTCTTTCTGCTGCCTTTGCAATATCGGGATGCTTTTCAATTATTCGCTTTAACCCTAGCATGTGGGCATATACACTTGCCCGAATAGCAGCATCCTGCTTATGTGCTCCTACGTCATTAGCGCCTCCGTTATCAGTTCTGCCATGCGGTATTCTGGCCTCAATCTCACAGCGCAAGGCGTGAAGGTTATCGGGCAAATCTGAGGCGTTTAAGGTGGTTCTAACAGCCATCATCCCGCAGCCAATATCAACACCTACAGCTGCCGGAATAATTGCGCCCTTAGTGGCTATTACGCTGCCAACTGTAGCGCCCATGCCCCAATGAACGTCAGGCATAACGGCTATGTGCTTATGAATAAATGGCAATCCAGAGATGTTTAATAATTGCTTTTTTGCCGCATCTTCAAGTTGTACGCCGTCAACCCATGCCTTAATTGGCTTTTTTCCTTGCTCGATAAATACTTGCATATTTAAACCCTCGAAATAACGATATTAAATCCGCCATAGTAGCCATTGTGCTCATTGTGGCTTGACATAACAAAGCCGCCTTTGTCGGTTTTTATTTCAAGGAATTGAACCTCATGGCATTCGCTATCGTCAATATCGGGAGCGCTTTTCAGTTCAGCACCTAAAAACTTACTGCCAATGAAGTCAGAAAGATGGTCATCTGTTCGCATATAGCGAGATTCACAGCATGACTGTCCATCGTCATAAAATTTAATGCCGGCACCATCATCAAACATTAAAATTAATGAATCATCGCTCAGCTCGGCTTTAACAATGGTCTTATTGACCGCTGATTGATAAGCCTCTACTGTATCTTTGTTTCCCGAAAGTTGTCCGAGCATTACGCCAATTCCTAACATAAAATCACCTCGTTATTTAAAGTTAACTGCCTAGCGAATAATAAAACATTTTTTAACTTATGCAATAGGTTTTTAAAATATATTTTTAGTCTTGTGCCATATTACTTGTGCCACAACAGACTTTACTATCCCGCGCTTATCTACAAAAAACGCCCTTCGTACAGTACAGCACTCAGCTTTAAACTCTTTGTTGCATAAAAACCTATTTGGCTTTCTGTGCTGTATTGGAATGTGTGGAATCATAATCTTTACTCCCATAAATGATCTTTTGATACGCAGTGGGACATCCTACCCATAAGCTATCAGTTCTGAATACCAGCCTTGTTTAATTACGGCCACCCTTAAAACTCCTGTTGAGCGGGTCAAGCTCTCCTAACGTGTCCCAGTTTTGCAACCGTTTATTTTCTGGTCGTATCACACCCAGTTTGCAAGGCTTACTGTCACGATTTAAAAATCGCAAAATCTACGCAATTAACGATTGCCGTTGTTGTACCCGTTATCGTGCTGATTACAGCAATTAATCATTATCGTGTGCATGAGTTATGGCCATAGAAAATAACCGGAATCGGCTTTAATGATTTTCCGGCCTTAGATTTTATTTTTTTATTTCTTTTGTTTTCAGCCTGTTTTATTTTAGCTACGGATGGCTCTGGTATTGTAGTCTTTATAATTGGCTTTATTGCAGATTGCAGAGATACTCCTGTTCGCTTTCTCTGGTAGTGAGCGGCGCATAATCCATGTGTCATTGGTTTTCTGTCGCATTCTTCAATGACGCACTTTAATGGCTGCAATGTTTTTTGTTTAAAATTTGGGGAGCCATATTTTCCTGTATTGTGCAGTCTTATATAATGACCAATACAGGGGGATGGCTGGTATTTATTTTTTGCCTGTCTATTACATCCATCAACGATGCATTTCATAAATTTACCATTTTGCTTTTCCGAACCTAATACTTGCCGATTAAATCGGGGCGGCTAATGGTGAAAAGGTTTAAACCATTCGCTATCTAAAGCTATAGCCGCCGAAACGAATTATATACCATAAATTTGCTAACGTGCAATAACGCTTTAAAACATCTGCGGGATGGGGTAGAATTGGTTTGTTCCTGCTCTGCGCGGATTAGCTGTTCGCAATCGCATCAGGCATTGAATCTGAACCGGCCACAAGTCGATGTAGGATTCACCCGAGCCTCCTAACGGGGGCTTTTTTATGGTAGAATAATTGCATGATTAAACGCGTAGGTATTTTTGTCGGGCAGGTCAGTGAGCCATTCCCTTGCTGGTGCAGTATAGTCGATGAGTCTGGAAACGAAATCAAGTTTACACACTCAAGCCTATCAGACCTAGAGCATCTAGTATCACAAATGAAAAAGGCAGCTAGAGAAAAGTTACCTGAAGGCATGAAAGAGCAGGCATGAGATATAAACTAGAGACTACGAGCGGTTTTGGTATTAATTTATTGACGTTTATACCCGCATTGATTCTATTTTTTGTCGTAGCTTATGACTTTGAAAAACGCAGAAAAGGACTAGCACCCGATAGAATGCACTGGGCAGATTATGTAATGGTTAGATACCTTGGATACGTCTGCGTACGATGAAAGAAACCGTATCAGAATACCTCGCCCGAGGCGGCATACCCTCACAGCACAAGATGGGAGAGACAGCAATAGACCCTAATATCGGAATACCTAAGACAAAGGCGGCAAGGTATTACAAATCAGCCCACAAAGGTGCGATAAGGAAAAAGAATGAGCGCAAAGTATAAAAAACTACTGGGCAGATCAAAAGCCTCAAAACGTGAGAAGCGTATATTCAATGGCTTTAGTCCAGAGCTTCGAGAAGCCATAAGAATAAACCACCAAGGCGATGAGCCAATCAAGCAGACAATGGAGAGAATGATTGTTCAGGGTTAATCCTTTTGTGATTAAGGCTTTTGGTCTTGTGCTGTGTACACAAAAAACCAGCAACCGAGACGCAGAAATCATCAGGGACAAGTATATTAAAGTCGGCCAAGAGATTGGCATTCTCAAGGTTTTAAGATATAATCAAGCGTCTTTAAGCGCGGCTAAGTTTCAGGAATCAGCTAATTACTTTGGTTTTGAAGCATTAGACGCGAAGTACCCATACAACCCGTTACTGGAGAAGCCACATGGCATCGAAAAAAGGTTTACCCCCTAAAGTCGGCGTTGCTGACCTTAAAAAAATGTCACCCCGTAAAGCTATGAGCTACAAGAATTGCAAGCCTGCTAAAACCAACGTACGCGGTAAATAGTCACAAACTGACAAATTTTGTCACATAACCGAAAGAGGTTAACGTGGTCGATCTATCAAAATACACCGTAACCATAGAGCAGAATGATGCTCTGAATGAACGCAACCCAAATACGCAGGAATGTGCATATTTTGGCCGAAAGCTTTCTAATACCTCATGCGATAACATACAGGTTAGTCTCGGGTACGTAGTCATAGGCAGTGAAAAAGATGACGAGATACACTTCGGCGAGTGTTTAGAAGACGGGGAGGCAATGCTCGAAGAAAGGGTAAAAATCACATTGCTATATGAACCGGATGAAGGGGATGGGTTTGTGTCGCAAATAGACCTAGAGGACGTGTTAAGGTTTGCCGCACAAAACTGTAGCGGAATATACAAGAGAATTTATGAGGAGTATAAGTAATGCATCGGATAATTGCTGTAATTGTTTTTATATTATTTTTACCATTGATGGTTTATGGGTATGTATATAGAAAGTATTCACTATGGAGCTGGTTTGAAGTAAAAAACATAGATCACTCCTTAGCTAATGGCTATTCAGTAGGCCGCTTTGGCACTTACATGATAACCGATGCTGGCAAAGTTCTTATAACAAAAAACATATGTCTGCAGTTTATTGCTGGGTGCCTAAATAAGCCATACACATTCTGTGAGAAAATGTGGCGATATAGGCATTGGGCAAAAACAACAGGCCAACAATTTTTTTGGTGGGAGTAAGTAATGGGATTGCTTGATTCTATAATCAAGGGCTACATTGAATCGGAGTGGCTTAATAACCACAGACAAATTAATGAGCCAATGGCAAGAGAGGAGATATTTGGGTGCGGAGCAATATACGTATTTGAAAACGGATCAACCATTCCGCAGGATACGTATCAAGACCATTTATTATCCTGTGCCAATGCATGGCCGGTTATATTTGATTCTAGAGGAAGGATGCCAGATATTTATTTCAAATCAATGGATAGCACAGTAACTATCAAGAATAGATACATGGATATTATTGCCATTGCAAGTAATGTTATACTATAACAAATTCAAAGGGTTAGAATTGTAGACAATGGCAGGCGCACCTAAAGGCAATAAGAACGCAGCAACCACTAAAAGACCGTGGGCAGAGGCTATTGCAAGGGCTTTAGAGCTTCATAGACCTGTAGACCAAAGGGTGCACCTAGATGCCTTGGCTAAATCGCTTGTAGCTGAAGCCATGAGCGGTGATATAAGCGCATTACGTGAGATTGGCGATAGGCTTGATGGTAAACCTAAGCAACAAATGGAATTGAGCCAAGACCCTGAAAACCCATTATTCGATGTGCACAAGATTGATGCGAAGATGTCACACGTTGAAGCTACGCAAACCTACAAAGACACGTTAAAAGCTAAACCGCACTAATGACGCCTGAAGAAGTCGTAAAGGTACTTGCTGATAGGCAGTCAAGGCTTTTGAAGATGCGTAAGGACTTTAGGCTAATGGAAGCGGCCTGGGTTCACTATTCGACACACCCTGTAGATTTTATCAATGACTGGCTGGTTACCTATGACCCACGGGTACAGCCTAGCCTAATGCCGTTTATGTTATTTCCTAAGCAGGCTGATTATATTAATTGGCTTTACGATCGGTATAAAAACAAAGAGGACGGGCTGGTAGAGAAGTCAAGGGATATGGGGGTAACCTGGTTATGCTGTGCCTTTGCTGCGTGGATGTGGTTATTTGTTAGGGGTTCTAGTGTTAGCTTTGGTTCGCGCAAAGAGGACTTGGTTGACAAGCTGGGTGACCCTGACTCTATCTTTGAGAAGATTCGAATTATTCTGGATAACCTGCCTGTCGAGTTTCTACCAAGGGACTACAATCCAAAGATACACGCTAGCCACATGAAGTTTTTAAACCCTGCTAATGGCTCAAATATCAAGGGTGAGGCCGGTGATAACATTGGCCGTGGTGGCAGGTCGTCGGTTTACTTCAAGGATGAGTCGGCATTCTACGAGCGCCCAGAGAAGGTTGAAGCTGCCCTATCAATGAACTCTGACGTTAAGATTGACGTATCAACCCCTAATGGTAACGGTAATCCATTCTTTAGAAAGCGTCACAGCGGCAAGATACCGGTGTTTACCTTTCACTGGAAGGATGACCCTAGAAAGGATGCCAAGTGGTATCAGAAACAGAAAGACCTTTTAGACCCTGTCATATTAGCCCAAGAGGTAGATATTGATTACAACGCCTCAGTCGGGAATGTACTGATACCTGCCGACCATGTACGCACTGGTATGGATAACAGGGCTAGTGAGATATTTGACGGAGAGGGCGGTAATAACGCTCCCCTGATACTGGGTGTTGACGTTGCCAGATTCGGCGATGATAGGACTGTATTAGCCCTAAGGCGTGGGCGTCACCTGCTATGGTTTGCTACCGTACCACCTTGTGACAATGTAGGGATAGTCGGGGAGATAATGAACTGCTCTACCGAGTATCCATTAGATGCTATCTTCGTTGATGTTGTTGGTATCGGTGCCGGTGTGTTCGATATGCTCAACCATAAACTGAGCTATGTCTATGCTGTGAATGGTGGCTCTAGTCCGTTTGATAAAGCCAAGTACATGAACCGACGTGCCGAGATGTGGGGGCGCATGAGGGAGTGGCTTAAAGATGCGCCGGTAATACTTCCCAAGTCACAAGAGATGATGACAGACCTATGCTCGTTACAATACTCATTCAATGCCAATGGTCAACTGGTACTGGAAAAGAAAGAGGATGCCAAGAAACGGGGTGTAAGAAGCCCAGATATTGCCGACGCTATCGCCCTAACCTTTGCTGAACACGTTACACATAGGGTAGATGCTGAAGAGAATCAGACAGACCGCACCCGCTCAAGTTTAACAGGGTACTAATTTTCGTCACTTCCTGACAAATTTTGTTGCTAACTGACATTTTTTTGCGTATCATAGCTGAAAATTTCGGTGCCTATGATGCTAGACGACGCAGAACTCAGAGAACAACCAGAGCCAGAAGGTGCTGAAGAAGTCGAAGAGACTGGCCCAATCCCCAAGAAACTTAAAGCTATCCTCGCTATTGAGGGTAATCTGCTCGACTTTATTAACGACGACCCTGACCTAGACCTTACATCAATCCTTGAGCGCGTAGAGACCGGCTTCCAGTCTGATAAGGAATCGATGAAGGATTACATCGAGAAGCAGGATAAGCTCACTAAACTTGCCTCAATGAAGGCAGACGAAGGCGATAAGACATTCCCATTCCAAGGTGCATCTAAAATCATGATGCAGCACCTTGCCCAAGCAGCTATAGACTTTAACTCTCGTACAGTCCCTGAAGTGGTAAACCGTAAGGATATTGCCAATGTCGATATGTGGGGCGGTGAAGATGAGGAGAAGTGTTACAGGGCAGAACGTGTTGCCAGCGCTACCAATTGGTGGTTAAAGAAAGGCATTAAGGGCTGGTCACGGATGAAAGACCGTGGACTCTTGTTACAGCCTGTCAATGGAATGTACTTCAATAAAATCTGGTGGGCTGACCATAAGATCAATGAATCCCTAATAACCGCCCAGTGCATGATATACGACCATGATGCGGACTCGTTTGAACTTGCTCCGAGAAAGTCCCATGAGTTCCCCGTGGAACGTAATGACTATATTTCCCTAATTCGGGAAGGTCAGTGGGAGCCTATTAAACAACTCGAAGATGAGAACAAAGACGCCAAGCAGCCTGTAATTGAAAAGCCGCTTAAGATGATCGAGTCTCATTGTACGCTTGACCTTGACCAAGACGGGTATTCAGAGCCTTACATTGTTACGTGGTCTGATGAGTATGATGCGATTGTCCGTATTGAGCGCAGGTTCAGCGAGGATGATGTCGAGTGCAAGGACGGTCAGGTTATAGAGATAGCCGGTGAAGAGTTCTTTGTACAGCATGGCTTTATCCCATCGCTTGAGAAGGCAGCGGTTTATGACGGATGGGGCACGTTGCTCTACTCAGCGTTTGAACAGATCAACACTTTATACCGACAAGCTATAGACGCTAACACCCTGAACATCACAGCGATGAACTCAGGCTTTATGTCTACCAGCTTAAAAGCCCCGGGTAGAGCTAAGTCAGGCCGTGTTGAATTAATCATGGGGCAGTTCTCCCGCGTTGACGCCGGTGCCGGTATCAGTCTAAAAGATCAAATCTGGACGCCGCCATTCAATGGTATGAGCCAAGGCTTTTACCAGATGCTGACCGATTTAAAGACCGAAATAATGACCTATTGCGCCGCGTCACAGAGCGTGGATGTTCAGGCAGGCCAAGCTGCATCCTTGTACCTTGCCCAGTTACAGCAAGCCCTCAAAGTCCCAAATGCGATTATGTCGAGAGTTTATGAGTCGCTTAGTAAGGAGTTCCAGCGTATCTATGACTTACAGAAGCGTTACATGGATAACGAAACCTATCTACAGATAGTGGACTGGCACCCGCACGTTCCGCCATCCATTCAGCAACAGTATCAGGAAGCACGAGCGCAATGGGAAGTAATAGCCTATCAAGCTGCTATGCAGGGTATGGCACCACCTGAACCACCTAAAGACCCGCAAGCCGTTGCGATGTCTTACGTCACTAAAGATAAAGACTTTGCCGACTCACTACAGTTAATCACAAGTGCCGACCCTACACTGGGAAGCCGTGAAGAGCGTTTGTACAGAGCTGAGATTGTGGTCAATAACGCTACAGCCAATCCAGACATATATAACAAGTACCAAGCTCACAGATCGATGTTAAAAGAGATTGGCATACCTAACCTTGACGAAGTATTGCCAGAGCCTACTAACCAGCCTGACCCGATGATGGAAGCCCAAATCCGCTGGACTCATGCGGATGCTGCGCGTATGGAGTCCGAAGTCGCAGTAAACAAAGCTAGCGCACAGGAAAAAATGGCAAACGCCGCGTCTAAGGCTACGAAAGCCCAGCTTGATGAGGAGATGGGAGAGGCCAAGATAGATAACCTTAATGCCGACACCATGAATAAGCTTATCGGTATTGATGAGAAGCAAGCGAACATTGAAGTAAAGGCTCTTGATATTGCAACCGAGCATAACAGGCAGGACATAGAAGAGAGAAAACTGTACGCACAGCAAGCCATGCAGCCGGTAGTATCAGAGCATCCCGAGCATGGCAACATCACTGAGGATGACATTCAAACCACAATGAGAGAGCACGGGATGACAAGAGATCAGGTGTTATCAGCCTTACAGCAACAGGAGCAAGTCTAATGGCCGGACGTGATTTATTTGCTAATGCTTCACCCCAGTACCTACAGCAAATAGGATCCAAAAAGAAGCCTGTTGAAAACACTACTTTAGTTAATGACTTGGCCGAGCCTGTTCCGCGTGAAAACCCATTAGTGGATGAAATACAGGGCAATCTTAAAGCTCTTGAGCCTAAGCCTGAGTTTCAATCTTTGCCTACAAGGATGCAGAATTCCTTAACTGAGACCTTTGGGCGTCCGGATGAAATGGCTGCTCTTATGGCTCTCAAGCGAGGCGCTGGCGATGTTGTTCAAGGCATAGGCCGTGACATATCAGAGCCTGTTATCAGTGGGCTTGGTGGTACGAAGGATGTTTACGATAGGCTTGTTCGGTCAATGCAAGGCAACGAGACCGTAAGCGCAGAAGAAGACGAATTAAAGCGTAGGCAATAAGCACAAAGCCTAGGCTGTTGAATAGTAAAAAAGCGATGAGCATCTTATTAATCATTGTTCAAGGTTACACCGCTACAGAATAGAAAACATAAGTATTATCCACAACCGAAAGAGGTTACACCATGCAAATAGAACGAAGTCGATTAAATCGATGGCTTAACAACCCCGTAACAAAGGCCTATTTACAGGCTCAGCAACAGCTTCAGACTGAAATAGCCGAAGCCCTCCTAGAAAGCAACGAAACAGACCCTGATACCATTATTCGCATGTACCACCGTGGACGTGGAGCAATGGAGTTCTGTGCTGCTTACAAAGACCCCGTAGACGTAATGCTTGTTTTGCATGACATCAAAGAAGATGAGCCACAGCCAGAGGTGCAAGCATGAAAGCAGTAGGCGCTTATGTATTTGTTAAGCAGGATGAATTCGAGGAGAAGTCAAAGGGCGGGATATTGCTTACAGCAAATGCCGTAGGTATTAACCAAGCCCAGCATACTGTTGGAACCATTCTGAATAAGGGTGAGGTTGCATTTACTGGGCCAGACTGGGGTAATGGCGAGCGCGCACTGTTTGAGACAGGCACTAAGGTTCTATTCAAGAAACACGCTGGCCAGAAGTACAAGCCAAAGAACGCCAATGCTACAACCGATCCGGCATATCACATGTGCCACGACTCGGACATTATTGGTATTTACGATGAATCATGGGAACTAGGAGCCTGATATGAGTGACGAGAAAGACGTAGTAGTTGATGATGTTGCGGTAGATGATGTACAGACAGAGCAGACTGTTGATGTTGATCTTAGCTCAGTGCCTGAAAAGCACAGGGATTATGTTGATGTCGAGAAGTATTCGGCAGATGCTGACTATAAACGAGCGATTGATCATGGCTATATGCCTGAGAAATTATTTGAAGAGTCTGGCAAGGATAAGGAGTTTTTTACCGGCTACAAAGCATGGGTGAAAAACTTTGATAAGCGTCAAGAGGAGAAAGCTACTAAAGCGGCTTTGGCTGAACTGCGTAAAGGTCAAGATGCTTTGATTAGCACCTTTGCACAACAGAAAGAGCAGGCAGTACGTGAGGCCATTGCCCAGAAAGAAGCCGAGTTAAAGCTGGCAATTCAGGACAATGACGCAATGCGTGCGCTTGAGATTAATAACGAACTGACTCAAGCAAAAGCGGCGCAGGCTACCACCAAGAAAGCTCCGGCACTGTCACCCGTTATCCGTGACTTTATCGAGGATAACCCTGCCCTTAATGAAACATCACCGGACTTCAATCCGCAGTTTGCCCAGAAGTTTTGGGCTGAGACTACACAAGAGGCTGATGAGTTTATGAAGTCTCAAGGCGGTAGAAACCTTACGCATCCTGAAATTGAATACTACTTAAACCGAGGTATGAAACGCATGTCAAAAGAATTACCACAGAAAACTGTAGTCAAGGCTCCGCTTGTTACCAAGCCTGCTACGACTGCAAAAGTAACTGAGCTGAAAAATAAATTGACAGCCGAAGCACAGACTACGTATAATCGGCTATTATCTGCAAAAGGGGGTGGCAAAGAAGCCGCCGATGCTTTTGCTAAAGAAGTTCTTGGGGGTGTTAAATGAGTCGCGAAACCTTGAAAGTGCGTAGTGACGCAGTTAAAAACCCAGAGCCAAGAGCAGAGCGCAAAAGAAAACGCGCAGTGTGGGGGCCTACTTTACAGTTAGCCGTACCACAGAATGTAATAGATAAATACCCTGATATGTCGTTCCAGTGGTTTAACGATGAGAAGGGAATGATTCAACAGGCTGAATCCAATGACTGGGCGAGAGTCCCTGAAATGGATAATAAGCCAGTAGGAATAGGCCATACTACAAATAGTATGGATGCAGTATTGATGATGATTCCGAAAGATTGGAAGCTCCAAGATGAGCAAGCAATCGAGAAGGATTGTCTAAGACACGAGGACTCACTAAGACGTGGTTCGAGTATGAGTGAAGGCGGAGCTACTGGTAGCGAAGCTGGATTATACGCGGCAAACACGGGCGATGGTGAGCGTGGATTCTCTAGAACCATTAAAACACTGTCCGAAGAGTAGCCGCACTAACTTAACTTAGTGAGGTTTTTATGACTAATCAATCCGCCCCTGCGGGTTTTCAGGTCGTTGGACAGCAAGGCGTTGGAGCTTATACCGGCGCTTGGAAGAAAGTGTGCTTTGCGTCAGGTGATGCAACAGCCGCTTTCCTCGGTTCAATGGTTAAATACACTGGCGCTTCTGTAACTTATCTGGGTGAAGTTATCCCTGTTGTTACTCTTGCGTCTCCCGCTGATGCTAAACTTGCTGGTGCGATACAGTCTTTCGACGCTCAACGTAGCGGCTCTTGGACTACTTTTAACCGCTTGGCTAACACTTTCACAGTAGGTTATCTGCCTGCTGACCCTTACGCTTACTACCAAGTTCAGGAAGATAGCGTAGATGGAAATATCAGCCTGTCCACAAACATCAGCAATAACTGCGACTTTACTGCCGAATCAGGTAGCACTGTTACTGGTTATTCAACTATGCAACTGGACTCTAGCACCGCTGCAAACACAAACACCTTGCCTATTCGCCTGGTGACTATTGTGCCTCGTGCGGATAATGACTCAACCTCTGCCAATGCTACGTGGATTGTGACAATTAACTTGTCCTCTTACACGAACACAACCGGCGCTAACTAATAGGAGTATATGATATGTCATTAGTACAAGGCGGCGTAATGTCAACAGGCAATTTCCAACGGGAATTGCAAGCGGGTGTGAATAGCTTTGCTGGTATCGAGTTTAATCGCTACCCGCCCGAGTATTCACGCATGATTGAAGTACATCAGTCTAAAAAGAACTATGAGGAAGATGTAATTCGTAATACAACCGGTTTGATGCCTATCAAGGCTGAAGGCGGTCAAATCTCTTATGATTCAGTAAAAGAGATTGGTATTGCTCGTTACATCCACATCAACTATGCACTGGGTGGAACAATCACTCAGGAAGCAATTGATGACAACCTGTATGGTTCTGAGATGGAGCGTCTTGGTAAGGCTTTGGGTCGTTCTAAAGCACTGACCAAGGAGAAAAACGTAGCGGCAATGTTCGACGCTGCTTATGGCACAACTCTCTACACTATGTGGGATGCGCTGGCTATTTTTTCTGCTTCACACGTACTCGGTAAAGGCGGCACGTTCTCTAACATGCTTTCTACTCCCAGCCAATTGAACCAAGCGGCTCTTGAAGATGCTGATGTTGCTATCAGCGGCTTTGTAGATTCTGCTGGCAATCCAATCATGGCGATGGGTGAGCTTTTAGTGGTTCCTAAGTCACAGAAATACGTGGCAGAAAGAATCCTGAGTTCTTACCTGCAATCAAACACAGGCAACAACGCTATCAACGCTCTGCAATCTTTGAACACTTTCAAAGAAGGCTACATGGTTAACCATTTCTTGGCTAATACCCAAAACTGGTTTATCAAAACAAACGTTGATAACGGTGGCAAGTTCTTCCAGCGCAGTGAATACATGGGAGCGGATAACGACTTTGGTACTTCAAACTACCGTCATAAAGTCAGTGACCGTTACTCTTATGGTGTTACTGATCCTCGCGGTTACTTTGGTTCTGGTAACGTAACTTGATATTAACGGGGGCTTAACCGCCCCCAATCTTTTGAGGATTGAATATGGCTACTTCACCTGTAACAAATTTCCCGAACGGCGTAAGCTCATTTGGTGTTACACAGATCGGAAGCGGTGTCCCTGCTACCGGTGGTACTTATTACTTTGTGGACTACGGTAATGGCGTGGATGGTAACGATGGCTTGAGTGCAGCTACTCCGGTCAAATTGCTTTCTACTGCTTATGCCCGCGCTACTACAAACAAAGACGATGTGATTGTCCTGATGGGCAGTTCCACACATGTTTTAACCGAGATGTTAAGTGTTACTAAAAACCGCGTTCACTTTGTAGGAATGGATGGCACTTATGGTCGTATGTATGGCCAGAATGCCAAGGTTCAAATCGGCGTCACTACCGCGGTTACTGATATTGCGGCGGTTCAGAATACCGGTATTCGAAACTCATTCGCAAATATCAAATTCATCAGCAACAATACGCTGACTGAGGGTATTTATACTTTTGCGGAAGGTGGCGAATATACGGCATTTTATGGCTGTGAGTTTTATCTGTCCACTCAGCTTGATGTAACCACAGCATCTCCGTTTTTAGCTAACGGCGATTCAACACAGGTTATAGGCTGTACTTTTGGCTCTCTTGCTGACATCACGGCTGATAACTGTATTCGTCCAACATTCAAATGCACGGCTATCCTGTCCGGAAAGAAACTCCGTGACAATGTGATTAAAGATTCCATGTTCTGGGTCAAAGCTGGCGGCACGGAAGCAACCCATGTTTATGGTGCAAATGCTACGGATGTTGAGCGGTTATTGTTGTTTAAAAACTGTTCATTTATCAGCAATACTTTAGGTGCGGCAACTCCAGCAAACGCAGTAGGTTTTGGGGCGGCTCAAACCCAAGGTACTGTATTGTTACAAGATTGCACGTCTGTTGACTGTACTGTAATGGCGCAAGCTTCCGTTGGAATCTATGTATCTGGAGCTGTACCAACATTCGCCACAACTGGCGTAGCAAAGGCAAGTTAATTTTATGGGGGTGTAAAAGCCCCCTTATTTTTTCGGCATTATAAGAGGTTCGGCATATATGCGTTCACGTACAGTCACTGCAAACTCAGCAGGCACATTCACTTATTCACCTTGGATTCGTTTAAACCACCTGTCGTGGAATATGAACGCGGGTTTCACAGCGCAGCCACAGCAAGGCGCTACTGGCACGTATTCTGTACAGATTACAGAGGCTAATCCAGAGAGTTTTAGAAAAGCACAATTTTCCCGCGTTACAACTACACTGACTGTCACTTGTATTGACGGCGACTTTCACGGCTTAGTAGCTGGTGATGGTGTAAACATTCGCGGCACAGTATGGGATTCAGCCGCAGGCTACTCCTTGCAAGTTGCTACTGCAACAAACACAACCGTATTTACTATTACCGTGGCAGACACTGGCCCAACAGCCGGAACGCTTGAGTATGTACCTTTGCCTTTGCAAGACTTAACAAGTTATTCCGCTGTATCAGGTCAAAAGCAAGGCACTATTGTCGGCACTACACAAATGGTGAGAATTGCTAAAGTATCAGGCTCGCTTTCAGGAAAAGTTGATTTAACTGTCGCAACTGCGGGTTACTAATGGCCATTCCGGAGTCGGGTCTTACTTCACCGGTAGGGCTGCTTCGTGGCGGCTCTACAGGTCAGGTATTACAAAAGTCATCTAGCACTGATTACGATGTAGAGTGGGGCGCTGATCCTACTGACTTTATATCAGGCAAGACTGTTGCGAATTATTCCGCTTTACCAAGTGCTGCGGCTAATTCTGGAAAACTTGCTATTGCTTTAGCCTCTCAAGGCGTTTGGTTAATTAACTACAAAGCCGCTGGTATTTACTATAGCGATGGCGCTACGTGGACTTATCAGGGGGACTATGAATTAACAGACGTAGCAAGCGAGATAGGTTATACGCCAACAGCGCCATTTACCCCTACAAATGTACAGACCGCGCTTGATACCATAAAAGCCTTTGCTGGCAATTACCAAACCCTTATTAATTTATGCAGCTCACAAACCGCCGGAGTAGCAGTAGGAACATACCCATTAGCCTATCAAAGAGCAGCAAACGGCACGACTGCCCCTTCAGCAATTATTCCGATATATGCCGCCGACTACGCGTCATTCGGTGGGCTAACTCCTAAGCTCAGGATACGCGCACAGGTAGACACAAATAACACAGCCCCTGACGCAAGTTTCCAGTTTGCTTTGTACCCCGTGTCAGATACCGCAGGCGCAGCTTCAAACATAAGCTACACTCTTGGCACCGTTGTAACTGGAAGCGAGACAACAACCGCGACAACTCCGGCTGCTAGCTCACAGACCAGTCTTGTTGGTTCTGACTTTGCGTTACCAAGTGATGGCCAGTATGTAATTGGCGTGATACAAACAACTGCAACAACGGCGGCAAGCTCATTTACTGCTTTAACAGCTCAACTACAACTACATTACGGGTGAAAGATGATTAATAAAATTAAAAGCTACTTCACCAGCCAGTTACAACTGGAATTTAATGCACAGCTAGAGCAGTTAAGGCTTGAAAGAGAGCGGTCTAATGCTCTTGAAAAGGAATTGCATGAGGTATTAGCTGACGCGCGGTGGGTTGTTCGGCAATTTGATGGTAAATGCCCTCCGGCTGACCTTCATAGATTTGGAGAAATCAAGAAGAGGTGCAATCATGGGTAGATACAGAGAGACAGCACATTTTGAGTTTAACACTTGCAGCACTACCGACGATGTAACCGGAGCGGTTACGAAGTTAAACAAGACCCGTATGCGGTGGGATGGTGTGCGTGTTACTGATTTAAATTATGAGAATAGACAGCCTCAGGATTTTGCTGTTTATCCTCGCCCTGCTTTTGCATATGTAGGCGCAAGGTCTGATAGACCAGACCCAACGCCTGTACCTTATAACCCTGCTAACGGATGGAATCCAACACCATGAGCTTTAGAGAATTTTTACCTTATACCCCATACGATGGGAATTACTTCCAACAGACTTTGGGAGAGTTAATACAGTATGCCGCTGGCTTGATTCAGGTTGGTATCGATGGAGAAGCCTTATCTCCGGAATACTACGAACGTGCGCGTAATGCTGTAAACCTTGCTGTGTTAGAGATGCAGGCAAAGGGATTGCACTTGTCGTCGTACAAGGTAGGCTATTTATTCCTACAGCCTAACCAGTATAAGTATGTTATCGAAGACGAGAACGCAACAAATGAATACTTTAGCAGGCAGATAAGCGCAGACGAGGCATTGGGGCAGACTGTTTTATCAGTAGACAATACAGATGATTTACAGGTAGACGACATAATAGGAATAACCCTTGATGATGGGTCTATCCAGTGGACTACCGTATCCGCATTTGATACGGTTTTATTGACTGTCACGGTAGCTGATGCCTTGACCGATGCCGCAAGTACGGATAATTACATTTTCAATTACCGAGTTGCATTAAAACAGATTTCCCGCATACATCAAATGTGGAGAAGGGACAACTACGTTAACGACGTGCCTATATCCATGATAGGGCAACAAGAGTATGACGTTTTACCATTCAAAACAACCTCGCCCGGACTCCCTTCACAGGCTTACTATCATCGTGCAATTCCAAAAGGCGTTTTGTACCTGTGGACTATTCCGGTCAACTCTACCTACATAATAGGGTTCTGGTATGAACAGAAACTAGGACAAATGAAAAGCCAGCAGGACGTTATGGATTTAGACCAATTCTACTACCCTTGCTTTGCGTATCTTTGTGCATTAAGGCTGTGCGATGTGTTCGCTGCGTCTACTGAAATGAAAATGTCAATTCAGGCAACGTACAACGATTTACTGGCCGATGCACTAACTTATGACGATGAAGGACTTGCGGTTAAAATTTCACCAAATGTAAGGTCACAATGAGACAGCGAATCACACTAGCAGGTACAAGCGCAGATATGAAGTCCCGCCGGTCACGCGAGGACTTGATTAACTGTTATCTTGAGATTAGTAATAAGGGCGACTTTGTTCGCATCACTCGCGCACCTTGTTTTCGATTGATTAACACTGTTGGCGAAGGCCCTATCCGTGGTTTATACGAAACCGCTGGAGTAATCTACCTTGTTTCCGGCACAGAGTTCTATCGCTGCACTGTTAGCGCGTTTGGTGCTTTCAATGCTGTTTTAAAGGGCACTGTAACCGGTCAAAATGGCTCGGTAGTCATGGCGTCCGTAGGCGCTGATACACCACAGATTCTGGTTTTAACATCCGGAGTCGGTTACATATACAAAGAACTTGATGGGTCTTTTACAGAAATTACAGATGTATCTTTTGATCCTGATTATGGAGTGACTTCTTTCAATGCTCGCTTCTGGTTAAACCGTCCTAACAGCAATGAGTTTTTTGGTTCTGATATTGACGATGGTTTAAGTTATGACGCTCTCTTTTTTGCAAGTGCGGATAATACCAGTGACGTATTGAAAAACCTTAAGGCATTAAACACCGAGTTAGTATTATTCGGTTCCAAGTCTGTAGAGCGCTGGCAGGATATTGGGATAGCTACCGGCTTCCCTTTGCGAAGGGTTCAGGGCGGTACGATTAACCGAGGTATAGGCGCTGCTAGATCTCTTGCACAGTTTGAAAACTCACTATTTTGGCTTGCTGATGATTTAACCGTGAGAACTTTGGTTAATGGTGATATGGATAAAATATCTGACTTGTCACTAGAAACACAAATAGGACAATACAACAAGCCGACCGAGGCTATTGGCTTCGTAGTGGACTACACCTATTACAAGGCTTTCTGCCTGACATTCCCGCAAAATAACGTGACATGGTGTTATGACATCATGCGCAGGCTGTGGCATAAGAGAGATTCCGTAGGAGTTGATTGCTGGCGCATAGGCTGCTCTGTTCAAGCCTCAAACATCACGCTGCTAGGGGACAGATTTAACGGCAACATTTACGCTATGGATAACACGGTTTATTCAGAAGCCGGAACTCCTACCCCTATGACTTTTATCACCGCTTCAACTCACAACGATGCAGCGGCTTCTACTTGTGCTTATCTTGAGTTAGTAGCAGATATGGGAGTAGGTACTATTTCAAATGTTAATGAAATAGGCCAGATTTCCAATTCTCCGGTACAGCCTATGATGTCATGCGCGAGGTCTACAGATGGCGGGGCGACTTATCGCTGGTTACCAGATAGAACACTGGGGGCTGTAGGCAGTAGGAATAACAAAATCATATGGCGTGACAATATCAGAATACCAAGAACGAACGACTTCGTTCACAAGTTTATGGCAAGTGGAGACTTTCCGGTAAATATCTACGCTGCATATGCGGATATGGAGGCTGGGCTTGTTTAAGGGTAATTATATACAGCAGGCTGACCATGTTGTTGATGGGTCAAAACCAACCAGAAACCTTGTCGAATGTATTAATCAATTAACTAGCCGAGTCTTTACGGATGTTTATATCTCGGTAGGGGTGCCAAATAACGCGCTTGGTGAGGTCGGGGATTGGGCCATAAACGTCAGTACGTGGACGCCATACGAGAAAACAGCCGTTACTACATGGACAGCAAGAACGGCTATTGACAATAACGCAAACGCCTTTTTATTGATTAGCAGCAAGCGTTAGTTTATACTATCCGTGCCGGAAAGACGGCCTTACTTTTACTATTTAGGTCGTCTTTATGGCAGGTATTCAACGACAGGCAAAGGCTATCAATGCGGAAGCAGCGGCAGGCCTTAGCCCGTATCTTACAGGTGGAAATCAAGCAGCCCTCCAATTTCAAGCCCAAATGGGACTTGGAGACCCGAGCGTACAGGCTTTTGATGTAACTCAATTACCCGGCTATCAGCAATCACTCAATCAGGGGATGTCCGCTGTAAATCAGGGCGCTGCATCTTCAGGCATGTTGAACTCCGGAGAGCGATTAAAGTCACTTCAACAAGCCGGACAATCTGTGTTCGGTGATTACTATAACAACTACATGAATCGTCTACAGGGCCTGCAATCACAAGGCCTTAGCGCACAAAACGCATTAACCGGTACTCAGGTATCTAACCTTGGCACAATGGCAAATTATCGATCTGCTATGCACGGTGGAGGCGGTGGCGGAGCTAGTCCGGTAGGTGATATTGCAGGCGCGGCGGCTTCAATGTTTGGCACATGGATGGGCAGCTAATGGCATTTTCACAACCAGCAAGTGGCGGGTCGATATTCTCTGGATACTTTAACCAGTACCACCAGAATGTTTATGGCGTCCCTGCGCCACAGTATTCAGTTAATGACATGAATAACATGATGGCACAGCAACAGCGGCCTGTGGCTCAAGGACAGCGTCAACAGGGCGGCGGCAAGCAGGAGGACGGGCCAGCACAGGATATAGCAGACGCCTATAGCTATTACGATAAGGCCAAGGATATGTATGACACATACCAGAACGCAACAGCAGCGGCAGAAATGGAATCTACCCTAGCTGCAACTGAGGCCGGATATGGAACGGGGGCAGGTGTTTTTCCGTCTGGCGCAGCAAGCACCGGTGCGAGTTCAGGAGAGCTTGCTTATGGCGCAGCAGATACCGGATATTCTGGCATGACATCATGGACTGGTGCTGGCACAACAACTGGAACAACCGCAGGCACTGGAACTACAGCCGCAGGCGGCACTGCTGCGGGAGGAACGGCGGCAGGCGGGACAGCAGCAGGAACCGGCACTGGAACGGCTGCAAGTAGCGGTGCAGGCGCTGGTTATGGCGTGGCTGGAATTTACGCGGCGATAGCTGCGCTTGGCTATAACGCGCTTCAGCATGAATGGTATGACCCTGAAGATATTTTCACAGGTTCTGCTCCGGCTGAGCGATGGGAGAACATGGATGTAGGTAAAAATGCCAGCAAATCATTTGAAAACATTTTCGGCGAAGGAACTGGAAAGGGAGCTGAAGCGACTTCTCGTCTAGCGTCATGGGACCCGAGAGAACAATGGAAAGGTCTTAAAGACATCAGAGATGTTAATCACGCCCTTGGCCAAAACGCGCTCTCGATGAATCGTGACTTTTTCAAAAACAACGATGTAGGCAAGGTTTTATCAGGCAGTGGAATTAATCGTGAGATGGGTCGCGGCGTTACTAATATTTGGGATCAGCACGAAGAGAATAGAGACAAGATTTACGAACAGCACCAAGAAAACAGAGGCAAGGTTTTAGAATCGGTTAAAAAAGCATCCAATCCTTTTAAATGGTTTGATTAATTATGGGCATTAGAGACATTTACAGAAACAACGGCACTCCTATCAGTAACGCTATTGATAGGTTCTTTCAGGCTAAGGATGCCGCGGCAACAAAGCGTTTAATGCCTGAGGCGATGTCTGGAAGCCCTGAGGCTTTGAATCAGTTAATGGCTGTTAATCCACAAGCCGGAATGATGGTACAGCAAAAGCGTGAAATGCAAGCGCAACAACAACAACAAGCGCAGGCACAAAAGACATCCTTGCAAATTGACGCAGCTAAAGCAGGCGGAAAGATTGATGAGCAAGGTAATTTTGTAGCAGGGCCAAGCCAAGGCGGATTTGAAGGAAACGCGATGGACGCGCAAGCAATGACATTGATTGCAAATGCACAGCGCAACCCTGAAATCAAAGCTACACCTGAATATAAGTTAGCGGTTGCACATTTAAGCAAGCCGCAAATCTATCAAACTGAACAGGGCATGGTTACAAGACCTGGCATTGATATTAACGCCGTATTTGGTGGTGAAGGCAAACCATCATCCGGCAACGCTGGCGTTGTCGCAGGCACTGAAAAAACCGCACCACAGCAGGCAGAATACAATAAAAAATTCCAAGGATTTGAGGGCGTTGGCAAGGCATATAACCAATATAGAAACCTGCTTGATGAGCTTGGCCCACAAATGGGAGCTGGCCCGTTAAACTCTAAGGACACAACGCGCTTAAATTCTGCATATACAGCCTTGCAAATGGAAGCTAAAACCGCTGCGGAATTGGGCGCTTTGTCCGGCCCAGATTTAACGTTGATCGAAAAATGGATACCAGACCCTAGCACTATTTCAGGTTTTACAAAAGGCAAGGAAGGTTTGCAGGGCGGTCTTGATGAGTTTGCAAAATATATGGAAGGCAAGCAGGACACATTCCATAAAACCTATGAAGGCGAGAACGTCAAGAATAAAAAGTTTTCAGCGTTAAAGAAAACCCCCGCCAAAGCTACAGGCGCTCCTAAAGTCGGCACGGTTGAAGATGGCCACCGATTCAAAGGCGGTGACCCTGCTGACCCTAAAAACTGGGAAGCTGAATAATGGCTAAACCTTGGGAAAAATATCAGGCAACTGAAGCCGAGCAACCCGCAGAGGTTAAAAAGAAACCTTGGCAGACTATGCCATGGGAAAAATATCAACAGCCTGAAAAAGACATAACGCAAACGAGTCCATTAGCGGCAGTTATCGCTGGCGTTGGTGAGCCTGCCTTAGAGGGCGTTACAAGCGCAGCAGGTCAATTGATTGGCGGAGGTACTGAGATAGCAGGCAGAAACCTTGGCATGATACCTGAAGGTGATTATGGCAAGACTACTAGAAACATTCAGGAAGCCATGACATATGAGCCAAGGACTGTAGCAGGAAAAAAAGTATCTGATTATCTTGGCTCAACAGTTGGCGCTGTAGTCAGTCCCGTTGTTGAAAAATCAGGAAACGCGCTTTCGTGGCTTGCAAAACAAGCTGGAATGGGAGAGGGATTTCAGGAAGTAGCGCAACAAACTCCGGAAGCTGCTTTAAATGTCCTTGGTCTGAAGGCCACTAAATTTGGCGCTGGTAAAACTGCGGAAGCCGCTAAATACACATGGAAAGAAGGCGTAAAAATGGGAAGCGAGGCATACAAACCCGCTGACCAAGCTATTCAGTCCGCAAAAGGCACTCCATACGTCGCCATTATCGATGACGCTGGAAAGATTGAGCCAAACATCATAGAAGCTACTAAGCAGATACGTGCAACTGACGCAAAGTCGCCGCTTGCAAACTTTAAAGATGCGCTGTCTGTGCCTGAGCTGGAAAAGCATAACAAGATTGTCGAGGCTACCGGCGTCCCTTCAATGAAAGGTCAGATTACAGGCCGCGCAGATGACGCTGTAGAGCTTATTGACTTATTGAAAGAGTCTAATCAAGCATCTTACCAATTAGCGGCACAGCATGAGGGGCTTGTCTCAAACCTTCATGGCACAGTAGATAATTTAAAGCCTACTACACAAAGTCTTGAGCAGGCGTCGACTAACGCCAGAAGCGCTGCTGTAGACACTATTGGCGATGCAGATAACGCAATGCATCAAGCTTACTTGGATGCAGAGGCAAAAGCCCCAAAACAAAAGACAATAAGCCTAGAAAAATATACTGATCTTTTGAGCAAAAAACGACTGGGTGTTGTGGGAGACCCAACCCTTACGCGAGCACTTTTATCTGAATTAAAGGATATAGGGGTGCTAGATAGCAAAGGTAAACTAATCGGCAAGATTGACGCTAGAACAGCCGAGGGCGTTAGGCAGACATTAAATCAGGCGTATACATCAACATCGCCTGTAGGCAAGGGGTTGATTCACGACCTGAAAGAGGCGCTGGATACCGACACAATTAACACCTCTGGAATGCCGGAAGTATTTGAGGGGGCTAGGCAAAAAACAATAGCGGCTAAAGCGCTGCGTAAAAAGCAAGGAATAGACAAGTATGACGAATATGGCAAATCACAGTCTATTGTCAATGACATCCTGACAAACAAAATCCCAGAGGAGAAGGTTGCAGAAAGGATTATCGGCGCTCGTGACTCTGAATTTAACAAAGCCCACGAATTCTACACAAAGGATGCCGGAGCTAGTGGTATGCAGGCTTGGAATGACATGGGAGCTGAATACTTAAGACGCGCAATTGACAAGTCAACCATTAAAAATCAGGAAGGCGGCGGCGTTGCTATTAATAACTACCAGTTAAAGAAAAACCTCGCCCCTCTGTTTACTCAGGACGGTAAGTATAACTTTAACGCTAAAGCAAAAGCGATGTATGACGAAGCGACACTGTCAAGACTTAAGACAATGATAGATGCCGGTGATTTATTAATGCCTAAACGCCAATTGACTGGACTTGGTTCTGGCCCTACTGGGCTGGCTGTGAACAAGGCGTTAATGAATATGCTGAAACAGACCGCTAACCAGCCGGTGTTAGATATTGGAAAAGCTGGCTACGAATCACTAAAAGGCGATGCCAGATTGAGTAATCAATTAGGCCATATTGATAGATATACAAACCTTGTACAACGAAATAGGAAACTGCTTAAAAATGTCAAAGTGGAGAAGTGAACAACTGCGGGTTTTGGGTAAGTGGGTTGGCGTTAATGCCATCTTCTTTATCTTGCTTGACCTTGTTTTACCGGCTGATTTTGCGGCAGGTATTGCTATGGCTATTATTCTGCTTGCCTTTGTGCATCCTGCAAATAAACAAGACAGAGACGCGCTAACCGTCCCTATTATCGAACTAATGTCGGAGAATGCTAATGGCCGGTAACAGATACGTACCAACAATTTTTACAGCTACGGATACTAACGGCGCTCCGATTGCAGGCGCTAAGTTGTATTTTTACGAAAACAATACCACAACCCCTAAAGACACATGGTCTGATGTTGATCTGGTGGAGTCAAACTACTGGCCTGTATTGGCAGACGGTTCTGGTAGATTTTCACAAGACATTTTCCTTGACACAAACCCATACAGGATAAAACTGACTGATGCCGCAGGAGCACAGATTTGGCTTAAGGACGACTGTAATACTTTTAACGGCAATACAAGCGCGAATTCCTTTCCGTTTCCCGGTGCAGTGATTGAGTTTTACGGCTCACAGGCACAGCTTGATGTTGCGACTGCTGCTTTCTGGTATTTGATGGACGGAACATCTGGAAATCCAAACCTTAATGGACTTTATACAAAAACTTGTATAACTGTTGCAACTATTGGAACGACTGGAGGCTCATTAACTCCGACCGGAACCGTAGAGACACATGTACTTACTATTGCTGAACTTCCGGCGCACTTTCACTACATTGCAAATACTGAGGATGCAAGTACAGCGACTCCCTCAATTACAGATACGACTTATCTGACACAATCCAACACAGGCGGAGGAAACCCGCAGTACGATTTAAACGGATCTGCAACTGTTGCGACTGTAGGCAAAACATCATCTACCGGAAGTAGCTCAGGCCACGACCACGCCCTGACTATGGACACATACAATCCGCCTTTTTACCAATTAATAAAACTCGTTTACGTAGGTTCATAATATGTCATTGCTTACCGGATTTTTACCAACTTGCACCGACTCTGAAGGAAGGCAAATTCAGGGAAAACTGTACACCTATGAAGCTGGCACGAATACGCCTAAAGACACTTATTCCGATCAAGGGCTTACAATACCTAACGCAAACCCGCTTGACTCTGATGGAGCTGGTCGTTTTTTTGATGTATTCCTTGGAGCCGGTGGGTATAAGATTGTCGTAACAGATGAATTCGAAAATGTTCTTTTTGAGCAGGACGAATACTATCCAGCTCTGGATACCGGGGAACTTGTAAACATAGACGCAGATATTACAGCGGTAGCGCAGCAATTATCACAGACCTTCTTTATCGGCGCAGAATCAGGTGTTGCTGACGCTTATGTTTTAACACCATTTGGCGCTCAGGATGCTCCAACAGCATATTCTGACGGCATGTTTATTAACTTTGTTCCATTAAATACCAACACAGGCGCAAGTACGGTAAATGTTTCAGGGCTTGGCATAAAGTCTCTGGTATTGCCCGGCGGAGTTCCGCTAACTGCTGGATTTTTGCAGGTAGGAACTTTCTACCAGTTTGCGTATTTTCTTGGAGTCTTTACATTTTTAACCAAGTCTGGGTTTGTTGGTTCAAACACACTTGAGGACGGGGCGGTCACCACTCCAAAAATAGAAGACCTTGCGGTAACAACAGACAAGATTGCTGATAATGACGTTACTCCGGCAAAGATGTCTGATGGCACGGCTTATAAATTAGCTGGATATAGCAGTGCTAATGCGTTCACAGAATACACTAACCCGATGCGGCTTATTGATTCTGGCTCATTCACAGCGGCGGCAAGCAAGGCTTTTGTATTGTCAACACTTGATACCGCCCAATCTGTGGATAATGTTTACCTATTGCGGTGCGTAGGATTTCAGCCTACTACCGACGATGACCAAACGGTGTTTTTAACAATCTCTACAGATGCGGGTAGTACATACGTATCAACCAATTACTACTATTCCTGTGCCGGTACCGATTCTGGCGGCTCTGCTGTTGGAAATACTGCAAACAATGGAGCAGCACAGGCTCAGGCTATTGTTCTTGGCGGTTCTGGCGGTACATACGGCCTCTCTAACGCGGCGAATGAAACGGCTTGCTTGGATTTATATTTGTATAATTTTAACACAGGCGCAACAACCAACAGACCTTATGTTCTTGGCTCTGGTGAATTCTGGGCTGCAAATGCAAACGTGCTAGTTAGACAGTCCGTATCTGCATCGCAAACCGCAGCTGGGGACTATGACGCAATTAAGCTAACTCTAGAGAGCGGCGGTAACTTTGCGGCTGTTGGGAAGTATTATTTATACAAAATAGCAGGTGTAATCTAACCTACCTATATGTGTAGTATTAACTTAATGAGATTGGATTAAAATGTCAGAACTAGATCAATTAGAACTTGGTAAAGCCATAGGGCGGGTTGATGGCAAGATGGACATGGTGCTGGATAAGATTGACGGGCTTGAGCGCACGTTTACTAAAAAAATAGAAAAGCACGATGAGCATTTGACAGCAATACAGAAACATATTGACCAGCAAAATGGCGCTAATCATATCCTGTTAGCGGTCTACTCTTTTTGCATGATTGGATTCTGGAAGTTGATAGAACACTTTCCTGCAATCGTCAAGAGCATAATCGGATGATTGAGTTTTTAAAAGGACTGCTATCAAACGACAAGATTATAGACGCTGGTGTTAATGCTGGCGATAAAATGGTTTTTACTAACGAAGAAAAATCAGACGCACAGAATGAGGCCGACAAACTAAGGCTCGAACATATCAGGCAGACAATGCCCGCCGAAAGGACAAGGCGGTTTATAGCCATTGCGGTAGTGTGTGCATGGCTTGTTAATGGTGCAATCGCCATGATGTTTCTAATAGCAAACCTTGGACTTGCGTGGTACTCGCTGTATCACCCTGAATTTAAGTATCCAGATATGATAAAGCCGGTAGTAGATTTTGCGTTGTGGTACGTCATGCCATCCTTCAATACAGTGATGGCGTTTTATTTCTGGAAGCGGATTAAGGAACAAAAATGAGGCTATCACATGCTGACCTATTCGTCTTGGCAGTTACCGCGCTTGCTATTTTCGGCTGTTCTCTTGCTGTGCTTTTTGGGGTTTATGGTTAGATGGTGTTGGGTAATAATCTGTGAAAAATGCGGTCTTGATAAGGAAATACAGCCCTAAGCAGACGGACGGGCAGTTACTTTTTGGCAATTTTAAGATTAAAGTATTCGAGCGTCCTTGGTTAGATAACCGCTCAATGGTTAGCTGCATTCCGGAAGGCGTTTACACAGTTAAATGGGGTCACATGGCCTCGCATAACGTAGACCATTACCTGCTACAAGACGTTAAGGACAGAAGCGCAATCTTTATTCATATTGCCTCGAATGTAGACCAGATTCACGGCTGTATAGCATCGAGCAGATTAGGGATTGAGAGTTTAGAGGCATGGGGCGCAAAAGAGGATTTTACGCTAACCATTAAGAGTTAAAGCCCCCTTTCGAGGGCTAGATTTTTATACCGTCAAGCCATTTGTCAGTCTCGCTCTGTAGTAGCTCGCGAGCTGTTCTAGGCCGGTTTTCTGGGCGTTTTTCTTCAGCATAAAATTGAGAAGGACTAGGAGCTATTGGGACACCATATTTATCTCGAAGCGCTCCCATTCCCGCCATTTGCTGCTGCACTGCCATCATGCCAAGTCCGGCGACGTTACCAAATGAATTCCGAAGCTGCTGGTCCATAGCGCGATGTTTCGCTTGTTGATACTTATATTCAGCCAAGCATTCACTAGTGCTAAAAGCCACGACTATTTACCCTTTCTGCCTTGTGTAATTGACATATTAACATCCGGCAAGCGTGCGAGAATTTCCGTAAATCGCTGGTCGCTTTCCTTGTTTTTCTGTACAAGGAATTGCTCAAGTTTATCACGGTACTCATCTTTAACTTTTGCAATAGCCGCATCTTTCTCGCGCTCCATTTGCACCTTAAATTTTTCCTTTTCAAGAGACATCCTTTCTTCCTGAAGCTTAAGCATGTGTTTTATATCTTCTTCCTCAATTTTCTTTTTTGACTTCAGCCGGTCAATCTCAATGTTTAGGCTTGAGATTTCCTTTGTAAGAGAATCGACTGATTTAAGCTGTAACTCTTTGTCATGGTCAATTACGCGCAGTTTTTCTGTAAGGTTTTTACCAAGTAAAATTTGTAACATAGCTTTTCTCCTCATCGTCAAGGGTGATGAATACCCGTAAATTATTTAATATCACGCCCTTCCAGAACGATCCTATATTGCGTTATATCACGTTTATTGATACAGGTAATCTCTTTACCTATCCGAAACACAAAACTCACAGATGAGTCTCGGCAATGATACCATTTTATAAAATTCAGCCATCCGCGCTCGACACCTATACCTAAGTTCCATGGATCATTGATGCAAATACGTAACGGATTTCCTTTTGATGATTCCATAAATACAATAAGCGTATTGTACATTGCTATATTTGTGTCACTAATTGATTCTTTTCTATTAAAAAATCCCATTACATTTTCCCCGCATGAATATCGCACAGCTCTTTGGCTAATTCTACCGTCATTCTAACAGTTAAAAAATTCAGCCTGTGATAGCAAAAGTATTCGTGTTCATCTATCGGGCGGCGCATTTCTGTAACGCAATACTCACCCCTAGTCCACTGCCTTCTATTGTGCGTATCGGCTGATAGTTTCCAGTCTGTCATATTATTTATCCTGCTTTGGCAGCAGTGGTAATGGCATCCAATGAGTTAGCTTGCCATCCCATTCCCCATATCCAAAATCCAGACCGTCAGATGATAGCCATCCGCCACCGATGTATCTACCAACCTCAATAGATTCGCCGTCTGTTATCAGGACAAATTCAGCGTTAGGCGCTGTGTTTATTGGTTGCCATGTATTCACTTTGCATTCCTCTTTGCTATGTCAAGAGTTTCGAAGTTACCTTTGTATACTATCATTTCGTACTTGTCAGAGGTCGAGTATAGAAAATAAGGCGCTTGTGAATTTCTCGCGGGAATATGCTCAATCAGCCATCCCGCTGTCACATAGTGCCCGTTTTCGTTAAGTCTCCATTTAATCACATTAGCCTCATTTGCGTACTAAAATTATGGTTATAGTAATATGTAGCCTTGTTTCCTGTACTTTCGCACGGATTGCTATCAAGCTCTTTAACTAACTCACCACTTGCCAGAAGCTGGTCTATTTTGCTCCTTAGTGTTGATTGCTGCTTGTTGATTCCGATGGCTAACATTGTCGTAGTAAAATGCCTATGACTCAGAGAATAATCAATAATTAATTCCTTAAGTGTTCGGCTATCCATCTTATCAGCATGAAAGCATTCTATCGAATTTATACTAACATTGGTTTTCATGCCTCAATCCCCTCTTGCTTTGTTACTTTTTCAGGATCTTTATGGCCGGAGATTTTTATTAGGTGTTTTTCTGGTATCAGTCGCCCAACATCTGGCGTGAACTGACAAAGCCATCCTGCATAATTCGTAGATGCTTTATATATTTGTCCAGATGGAACCTTAAACTCTTGTCCTGCATTAACAAATGACATCAAAACACATGTTTGTCCGACTATATACGGTCGGCTGACATATCCAACCACTAAACACAAATCCCCTGCTTTTAAATTGCTCATACTAACCTCATTGACTGATAACGCAAAGCCAGGCTAACATCAGAAGTAGATGGTATAAACTCCTCTACAGTTTTTTTAACGGTAGACCTTGCTCTATATCTATCACCTACTTGCTTTGGCCCCATTGCAACGGCGTCCTCAATAGTAATTCCATGAGCGTATATCCTGCTCTTAATGGTTCCCTCCTTTATTCCGGAATTAAGTGAAGCCTCTTTGATTTGTTGCGCTTGGCTTTTCATTCGATAACCTCGCGCATTTTTATAACGCTATATAGCTCCAGATTGCCGCCGCATTTGAAGATATGCGCCTTTGCCGCTTCGAGTGTTTGAAACCTGTCGTTTGGTATATCGTCTAGTTTTGCTACTATCTCATACCATTCGCGAGGCTCTGGCTTGATTCTCAGATTGCATAAATCACTCGCAAAAGTATCGTTAAAGTCGTCATAACTAAAAACAGCCCCGCCACTTAGGTCAACCCACACAGTAACATTATTTATAGAATGACGCACTTGAATAGTTTTCCCATTCTCAACTGCCTCAATAATAGGCTTAAGTTTTACTAGGTCTGACAGTTTCATTTGCTTTTCCTCTTTGGCTTAACGATGCTGTAATACAGTATGTCTGCGTAGGATAGCTCGGCACAACCACTGAGTCCCCAAAGCACAGGCATATCAAACCCGTCCTCTTTCTTTTTTTCGCCATCACGATATATAACGCTAACAATCGTATTCTTTTTTACGCCTCTTGGCATCTTACCCGTATTGCGTTTAAACCCCTTCGGAATTACCGGCGCTGTCATTGCTTTGGGCTTTTTCTTTGGCGCTGGTTTTGGCTCTTCGATTAAAGATTCAAGCTCAGTAATTTTGCGCCGAACAGTGCCGACAATCTCGGCTTTCGCGCGTGTTTTGGAGATGCCGTATAGATTTTTAGCCTCCTTGCCGCTCATTAACTTTCCAGTGCAAATGCTCGGATTAGGGACGTTTACAACACACCCTGTATAAGTCTCTGGAGGCATTGTGCTGCCTTCGCTATACACATGAATCTTTCCATTCATCGTCGCCATAGGCTTGCGTTTTTTGCGCTTAATGACAAATTCATAAAACAGATTAGCTGCTATAGATGCAATAATTACTGATACTACAAATGCTGTGCTCATGTTAAGTCCTCTTGGTTAAATGTCTTTTTTAACAATGATAATTAGGCTTGTATCATCTGTGGATTGGCGCGTCCATCCACCTCTACAGTCATAAAAAGAACCGCTGTGTATTTCTAGCCCTTGTTTTTTATCGCTAACAAGTTTCAGGCAATTTGTTTCCCACTCATTTTCTGGCGTTAAAACTAATTGCGTTTTCCCATCCTCAATATATATCGCGGTTTTCATAACCTACCCTCGTTAGTTAATTAATGTTTGCAGTGCGTGTTTTGAGCTTGTAGACGACATATATTTATACTGCCCAACTTTCACATTAAACCCGTGACAAAAATTGTATATAGTGCCGCCGTAAGCAAAATGAGTTACATTTCCATTTCTGACCCTATATGAAACTCCACGAAAACTAAAAACACCGTCGCGTTTAGTCTTTGCCTTATCGACTATCAGCCTGTGATTTTCTATCGTGAATCCTTGCTTAACCATACCCACCTCTAAATGCTCGTTAATTATCGTATTCCCAAAATTCCATAGCCTTGTGCAGCAAGTTAATAAAATCATTAACCTCGGCTTTAGATGAAAAAATTAGCTGCCACTGCTGAACCCCGAGCTTTGTCTGTTGCTTGTCGCTATCGTTTTCAACGCAAACAGAATAATATCTATCCTCTAATTCAACTTTTTTAATCATAACCACCTCGTTAGTTAATTAATGTTAAGCCTTTTGCAGAATAGCCGTATCTGTCGGAGCGTAGTAAAAGTCATCTACTGGAATAAGACTAGAATCGTCATCCCACTTAATCGTATCCACATTATTGAGAGAAATTATCTCTCCGGTGCATTCGTGAATCTGCCCGACTTGATATATAAACTTATCACCCGCTATCAGATTATTACCGTTTCTATCTTGCATAATCACCTCGTTAATTAATGTCCGTTTCGTAGCGCACTACGGCTAACAGTGCTCCGTCTCCATAGCGACGGCTTGCTAATACTTGCGCGAATGATGCTAACGCTTTCAGTTTAGCTACTTTACAACCCGCACACTTAGGATATCAGGCTCCTGTGCTTTCGGCGTGTACTTCATGTGATAACCAAAGTAATATCACACTGTTGCCTGTTTTGCCGGTTGCTGTAATTCGTTTCGTAACTGTTTCAGCTCAATCATCTGTCTGTCTGTGCTAATGCTTATAGCGGCTTTAACACACTCAGGCTTACGCCACAAAGCATCTGCCCACTTAACCCTGCTGCTAATCTGCATGAATTCCATTATTTGTACACCCGCTTCTTTGGCGTGGCTGGCTGGAAAGACATATTGATAGTAATATCATTAATCGCCAAGTCCATATCGACATTAATGCATACAGAGGTGGCGCGTTTAATGGCATCCTTCAGCTTCTTCTCAGCCACCCTCACAGCCTTAGCCGCCTTACGCCTGTCTGACTCTGTGTGCTTTTTGGCGGGTTTAGGCTGCATTCTGTCATCGGCGAATAAGAGTTTATCTTCCGGCATATGTATATTATGCCATCCGTCATCCCAGTCACACCAAACCTCATTCCCTTCTATCCTGAGAACGGTCCCAGCACACCATGACCCGTCAACAGTTTTTTTGTATTTAACTCTATCGCCTTTTTGAAACTTACTCATAACTCACCTCGTCGCAATGTAACTGTAGATAAAAAACGTTATCACAAAAGACACTAGCCATACATAGGGCGCGTGCTTTTCGTAGAATCGGATGGCTTTCATATTAATAATTAATTCTGAGGTTATCAATTTCAGACTTTGCTATTGAAATAATAAGCGCAGTGCCGTGCTCTTTAGATATTCCAATCGCGACCATTTTATCAAGAATAGCGTTGTTAATTTTCTTTCTGTGATTTTCATTAGCCGCTTTTTTCTCAGCGGCTATCCTTTCGGCTTCAACTTTTGCGGCCTGTTCTCTTTGCTCTTTTTCGATACGTTCGCGTTCGGCTTTAACGGCGTTTTCCTGTGCGATTCTGGCATCTTCAATAGCCTTCAATCGTGCTTTCTCAGCGGCTTCAGCCTCCTGCCTTAGTGTTAATTCACGCAATGCAGCCGCTTCACGTTCACGCTGTAATTTTTCTTCGGCTTCTTTCTGCGCCTTTAATTCAGCTTCTTTCCGGATGCGCTCCTCATTGGCAATACGATCAGCTTCCAGTTTTGCCAAGCGCTCTTTTTCTTCCTGTGCTTCACGCTCAATTCGAATGGCCTCCTCACGAGCAAATTCTTTAGCGCGTAAATCTGCGAGTTCCTTTTCAAGCGCCTCCTGTTTTAATCTGGCTTCTTCAGCAATAGCCGCTAATCGTTCAGCCTCGATGCGTTCTTTTTCAAGGCGTTCAGCTTCGATTCTTGCAGCTTCGGCATTCTCCCAGTCTGTGAGTGGTTTTCGTACACGCTCTTTCAAGTCATCAAGGTAATCTCTCGCATGCTTTCTGGATTCGTCAACAACTTTAGCCTGTTCTTTCCATCCTGCAACAAGATTTTTACCCGCATCATCGAGCGCCACTTTTGACTTTGCGACCTTGTGAGCAAGTGACGCAATATAATCACGGCCTTTGTTTGTTGAAACATCCGGAACGTGGCTAATTACTTCCGCCTCAATCTGCCTCAATATCGGGTCGATGCTATCCTTATCGGCAAAAATAGCCACGGCATTAATTTTGCTTGCGTCAAATAAAACTAATTCTTTCATTATGCTGTCCTCTGTATTCGGTTAATTTTCTCGTTCATTTCATCATAGAATCGCTTTGACTCTGCAATGATATTCTCAATGTACTTCTCATCACGGTATTGTCGCTTTACAAATAAAGGCATACCCGGCCAATATGATACGTAATCAATCCAGCCGCGCTCAGACACTAATAAACCTGTCTGTAATTGAGCTTTTACAGTGCTCGGTATTTCTCCTTTGTCGAGCAATTCTGCCTGTATGTGAGGAAGTCTTGATTTAGCCTCCATCAATCCATTGTGTGAGATAAGTGAATCAGGAGAATAGCCAAGAATAATATCTTCAAACTTATTCCGGATAAATCCAACCTGCACAGCTTCAACGCCGGTATAGTCTGCATAGAGCTGCCTTGCTACCGGCTCCATTTCGTGACCGCGCTCCATGTGCTTATTGCTGTACATCTCAGCGGGTTCACCGGTAATAATTTCACCGATTAACTCGTACATATACTTTTTTCGAACCAGAGCCTCTTTTCCGGATGACAAGACTTTACTCATGGAAGATGCAGTAATAATTGCGCTCCTGCATCGCTTCCACTCATCAGACCCCTGCTCGCAGTTGAAGATTTCCATTATTGAGCATCCAATGGTGGCAATTCGAAGCCTTCAACCTTGACCTGCTCAGGCTGTTCACTGACGGGTTCAGCGTTGATAATTTCAACGTCCTTGGTCTTTTCCAGCATTGCCATAACCGAGTTATAGTCAGCGCGTAAAACCTTCTCAGGGGCTTCGTGTAGCTTTGTAAACGCGGCTACAGCCTTCTCTGTCTTGCGTGACAGCACATTGCGGATTGAATCAGCCTGAAACTTGGTTACATATGTTTCGATTGGGTTTACTTCCTTGATGCCACGAACCTCCTCAAGTTCATCATTGGTATAAACGCCCAAAATCGCACCGGGGCAATACTGACGCGCCCAGTTTTTAACCTGCAAATATCCGATCTGTTGGGGTACGTTAGTTTTCCACAATGGCGAGTTTTTAGTGGTAACTGACTTTTCATTAAGCCATGACCCCCAAGTAACCTCTGATTCACCCTTTAAAATCGCGCCCACGCGGCACTCAATGCTGCCAACGCTGCCCTTGTACTCATAGTGAAAGCGGCTATCTACAAGCCCTGAGTTCTGGATTACAGCGTTTACAAGCTGAGCCTCATAGCCTAGGGTTCCATTAACAAGGTGCGTCTTTTGAGCCACTGCGTAGGGGTTCATTTTCCATTGCATGGCCTGCATTACTACAGCAGCACAGTCTGACGGATTCTTGTGTAAATGCTTTGGCACAGTGGCCACGCCTTTTGACATCATATCTGCAAAGACCATGATTCTATCCAGCGTGTTATTGTCAAGGATTAAGTCTGTAGTTGCGGTCTGGTAAACCTGCATCTCTTTATCTTCTGTGGTGGCTAACTCTTGTGTTTCGGTGCTCATTTTGCTTTCCTCTTTGCCGTGATTAATTAAAATTTATTTTACATAAATAATTAGCCTTGTAAAGCGATTTTTAAAAATATATAATAAATTCTTTTAGAGGGTAAAATAATGACAACTGCTACAGAAAGGGTAATTACGGCGTTCGGTGGTGAAGGCCGTGGATGCAAGAATAAGACCGCTGAAATACTCGGTACATCGCCTCAGGTTATTTCACATTGGCTGAGGACTGGCATAATTCCTGCAAGGTGGCAATCGGTAATACTGGAAAAGGCAAAGCAGCTTAAGGTTAAAATCAAGCCTCAAGACTTGATAGCTGCCTGATTATTTACCCTGATACACAACCTCATAAACGTGGTCAGGGTGTTCTACAAGCCAGATTTTCTCTAGCAGTTTGCGCCTGAATTTATAGTCTGCGGTTTCGAATCCTTTGTATTCAAGGAGCCTGAAGCTGCCATCTAATTCATGCACTCTAAAGTCAACCTTGTGCGATACCTCGTGAACCTTGCGGCCTACGTGGTTATAAATTTCAATGATTACTTTGTACTGAGGCTCCCAATCCAGAATAGCGCCGGCGCGTTTCATTAGGTCAAGGTCAATAGCGCCACCGGCTTCAAATTTAGAATCATACTTGCGGCCATTGACTACGGTTTTTTTGGCTCCGTATTTATTGCCAAATCTGGTTTTATACATGATTAATAATTCATTTCTTTTAAGAATACCTGCTTTGCAACTTCGCACAAAGAAACGCACTCGCTCATTTTAAATTGCGCGTTTATAAAGCTGACTTGATATTGTCCCTCTGTGTCATCTACGCACAATATGAGCAATTTTTTACCTTTATGGAATGCGCCTTCTTTCTCATTACCGAGACAATTTAGCGCCTCCTCTAGTGCAGATTTTGGAGAAGTGTATCCGCCATTATTTTTTAATTTTCCTAAGTCGATTACGTTTGTCATTTTGGAACTTCCGGTATCGGCATCCAGTGCGTAACGTGTGAGTATTCATCAGAAACAGTGGTATTAAATCTCGGTGTCTTTTTGTCTGGGTGATAGCCTAAAAAAGTGGCGATTTCAACCCAGCCACACACGCAAACCAAAACATCTTCAATCTGCTCTGGTAGCATATCGTTTACATTAATCCATCCACTCATGCGCCCGCCTCGTTAATAACAGATTTCGGAATTATAGTGTCACGTCTTTCTGGTTCATTTTCGAATTGGTAAATCTCATAACCTAGCGCGATAGCTTTATCCATATCCTCTGGGTCTATGTTAATCATTGGCCTTACATGTGGAATGTTATGGCCGCAGCAATTACCGTATGTTCGTATGCTGGCTTCCCAAAGGCTTACCACCTCATCAACCAAGCATCTATCAATTAGAATGCCATCACCTGACAGTCCAGCTATGACTCGGTTATCTCGATACCCGTGCATTACAGGATAGTAGCCCATCAATACAGAGCTTGAATAACTCCCCATTTCAACATCAACGCAGCTACACATTACAAAAACCCGCCTACCATTTGATCGACTTCTTCTATCGTCATGCCTTTCAAAACGTACTTTATTATAACACCGATAGCTTTATCGTAGAATTTAGAAAACTCTTCTCCGTCCATCTTTGCAAAGCTGATTGACTTTGCATTAACCTGAACCGTGCCATCTAGCCTTATTGCCTGCTCGTAGTAACCGCTCAGAATAATAACGTCTTTCCTAAATTGCTCGAATTGCCTTTCTGCTTTTCCGTACTTGTTTGTTATTTCTTCCGGCTTCCAGTATGGAAAAGATACGTTTAGCAATGCGAACAGTTTTCGATGGAATGCCAGATTTCTGGGGCTTACAATATCACAAGTGAAATACTGCCCATCGTATTTAAGGTTTAGCCACGCTTCAGAATCGCTATCAAATGGGACTAGAGAATTGCCCTGTTTTGTTAGCCTGATTTCCACTATCTGCCAGCCCTATAACAAACATAAGGCTCAAAATCCCCTAGCCACATCGGAGGCTTTGCTTTCATGCCTCGCGGTATTCCTGCATCGCACTGCGCTTTAATACCAAGCATAGTATTCTGTTGAACTCGATAGGTAATGTTGTTTATGAATTTATTCCACTCTGAATATGCGTAGTAAGTAGCGAATGCGCCTAGCAAAGCTCCTAATAATATCAATTGAGGGGGTGTTAGTTTTGGCATTAAAACACCCCCAAGCTAATCAACTGTGCGCGTAAATCAGTAGCGATTAAATCCATGCCTGCATCGTTTCTGTGCACTCCGTCTGCCATGGTATTAGGCGTTGTGCAAGGTGCTACAGCATAGCCGTCAAGGTACTTGCAATCGCCGGTATACTTGCTTTGCGTGTACATATTGTGAAGTTTTGTCACTAATGCCTGCAATGCTGTGTTATACGCCTGAATGTACGCCCTATCCGTCAGTTCGTCAGTGCACGATATATGGCCAACTAGTACGACTGTTTTAGGTAACGCCGTTTCTTTCATGACCTTGTCAGCAAACCACTCAATTTTCTTAATAACATTAGGGATAGTGGCTCCGTTAAACAAGTCGTTAGCGCCTAGCCAAACTATTACGCTAGTAGCAATTGTGTCTTTAACGGCCATAAACTTGTCTTGTAATCCCCCCGACAATGGAGTCTTAGGAAAGCCACTTCTACGAATAACCATAGCTCCGGCGTTTGACATATCGTAGCAATAATTACCCGATATGGTCGTAAGCTGATACGCAATTCTTTTTGTATCTACCGATATTGAAGATGGCGTACCTGAACAGATTGAGTCTGATATTAAAATAGTATGTGTCATTATTCACCCGCCTTTAAAAATTCGTTAATATCAAACACCGCCCACATTTTCATTTTGATGCCTCGTCTTTGATTAGCCGACCTATACAAAAGTTTAAGTGTATTAAGAATGCGTGCACAAAGCCAAGAACAATCAGCTTCCATATCGAGACGTCATGCACACCTAAAATCCAAGTCCATCCCGTATAACAAACCACTGCATAAACAATTGTGCTACCTGTCAAAAACCATAGTAATTTCATACCCCACCCTCATCATTGCGCGATTGTGCGCGGTTAGTGTTATGCGACTAAACGTTAAATCGAAGCGCACGGTTAAGCCATCGAATAATACGTGGCTTTTGAATAATAGGAATATCTTTACCCATCATAAAGCTCCCATAGAATTTTGTGCATGAGTAGCCATTCATTGGGCTATGCCGTGGCGCAAAAAGTCCAACCTGCATTCCGTACCAGCTTGGTATAAATCCAACGCCAAAAAATATAGCTGTATAGCGCACCTGTACTCGAAGCAAAGCACCTTTGCATTGCCCAGAAATTACATTCCTATCTATGTGTATCAACTGTTTCATAAGCATTCCTCTTGTTTGGTTAAATATCACTCTGTATCGTAATCGCCGTTCATTGTTTTATGTATAGCCGTTTGTAGCATATAAACCACTTCAGCCATATTTGCTTCGCCACCAGCACGAAAACAAAAATCACCGTTTTTCAAATACCCCAATACTACAACCTCTTGATATTCGCCAATGGCTTTTTGTAAAACATTATCGGGGTCAAGGCATGGAATTATCGGGATTATATTTGTCATGCTTTTACCACTCACTCGCGCCTTGCAACGCCTCTATATTAACCCGCTGGACTTCGATGCGGGATTTAAGCTTTTCAATCTCCGCGTCTTTTGCGTCGATGATGGATTGCTGCTTAGCGAATGCAGCATAATAAGCGTCCCATATTCCCCCTGAATCTTTGTCTTTAAAGACAAATGCAAGGCTCATATCAATATATGACTCTGGTACATTTGGCCTTGGAATGCCCCTGTACCACTCCTCAAACTCAATTCTCACTTTATCGCTCATTGGCTTGCCTCGCTTGCGTTAACTAACTCTCTATCAAGATTTTTTATCAAGTCATCAATCTCTTTCATGTGCCGCTGATGCGCTCTAACTGCCTTTGCTTTGCATTGCAGAACATGAAGTTTTTGTGACTCTATCATGTGTGGCATGAGTCTTTTGCGCTCCTCAAACGGCAGGTTATTCCACAAGTAATCAAATTTCATTTCTCCACCTCCACCGTGTAAAGCCTTATTGGCTGGGATTGTTTGAACTCTGAGCCGTTGGTGCAGGTTAACCCGCGAGCGTGAACCGTATCCTTCCATATTTCATTAATCTCACAATGCGCTAAATTCATACATACTCTACAATCCGGCATATTATCCTCGGTCATTTCTGCCTCGAATCTTCTTGATAGTTTGTTTTATCGCCTTCAAGTATTTGTGAAAGCACTAATTGCAGTATTGCTATTTGCCTAACAGTTAGCGCCATATAGACACCTTCCTTACATATTACAAACTTATCTTTGCTTATTCGCCACGTTATTTTATCCTCAGTCATGGGTGCTCTCCTAGTAACACAGCATAACGTAATCATAGCCAGTAAGGGCGTGATACATCGCCGCCCCTGATTCTGAATACTCAACATGGCTATCAATAAATTTATAAATTATCATCTCACTCTCCAGCGCCTGTGCGCGTTTGGTTGGTTATAGATTCACTGCCTTTATTGCCGATATTATTGACAAGCAGCCACGGCAAGTTATGCCTCCCTTTTTTGTATCTTTTAGCTTATATTTTGCCGCAGACTGCCCAGCGCCAAAGTATTCTCCATGGCACAAAGTTGACGGGTCAGATGTCACCGGGCTTATTAGATGCCAGACGCGTTCGTCTGTTGGTATTTTTTCGCCGTCATCATCAGATAAAATCATCACAAGGCTATTCACAAATTATCCCCCTTCTGCTTAACCAATTCCGCTTCTATGCGCTTCATGTTATTGTCACGCCATAACAGAGCGCCAAAATCATCCTTGCTTCGTACTGATGTAATATCGTACTGCTCAGGAGCGCCGTTCTCTGGCTCTGCATCGCAATAGTCGAATTCTACTTCCAGCTTAATGCCGTCTAGGGTTACTGTGGTTTTCATGTGAAGTTATCCTGCTTTTCCGCTTTCATAAATACATCATGGCGAAACTGTTTGCACAGTTTATCAATAGTTTCGGCGCTCAACTCACGCAATGCAAAACTTGGCGACTCCTGAAAACCTTCCTCTCGCTTGCCGACTCTCGCAACTGGCAGTACAAAATTCGGTACTGTAAACGGACGCAACTCAATCTCTGCTTTAATGCTCATACGCTGCTCTCCGGTTTGTTAATAGTGTCGGCGGCTGATAGGAATTCCATAGCATCACCTACTGTACATGACCACCCATAAGCCTCTTGTGCTGGAAAAAACATTGATAACGTCATATTTTTAGGCACACTCACCGCGCTGGATTTGGCGGATTGTAGCTCTGCCTTATCAAGGTTGTTTAGCGCATCATTGCGGCTTTGTTCGAGCTTTGTTACATAATCGCTTAGCTGCTTTCTTTGACCGTCTAGCTCTGCAATGCGTTTAGTGCCATCTGCTATTACAGACTCGTAGTAAGCCTTCATGCTATCAATGCGCTCGGCAAGCAGTCCAACCGTATTGCAAGCCTGATCTTTCAGTTCATTAAGCGCAAAATCTTGATTGGCAATACGCTCATCCCGCTCTGCAAGCTCTGCCTGTAGCCGCTGGATTTCCGCGTCCACCTGATCTCTAAAATAATATATATCCTTAAATGGCTCGACTTGAAATGTAGCAAAAACCTTATCCCCTGTCGTGTCGCTCATGGCTTTACCTCCTTATGCGCGGCTATGGCTTGCCTTGCTATTTCTTTTGCTATAGATACTGCTGGTATGTTTATAGCTATAATTTCTTCAAGCGCCTCCACCAGCGAGGCGTTGCGTTGGGATAATTTCTGATAGGCATAATAATCGACATAATATCCGCTTTCGCATTCTCGCATATATGCTGTACACGGTATTCCCATCTCGTTTGTATCGTCAATATCGTATCGTGATACTTTAGTATCGCTCATGTCACATTCCTCGCTTTCGTTAATTGCTCTTTAGCTAACAATGTCAAACCGTTCTGCGCTATTACTTCGTCGATTGCTGCCAGGATGGCGGTGTGTTTTTGTGATAGACCACGAAGATGCGCTTCTTTAGAATCAAGTAAGTCTATATAGGCATTTATCCACTCGCATGCGGCTTTCATATCACAGAATTTTACCCAGTTATTATCTCCATCAAACACTCGCTCTGGTGATAATTCATTTCCGCACCAGACCATTCTGTACTGAGGTATATCCGCAACCGTGTAATTACTCATTCAATCTCTCCAGCTTGTACTACAGGTCTTACGCCTATTTTGATTTGCTTGCCTTCAATAACTTTGCAGGCATTCCAGTCATCCTGAGTAAAATCAAGACGCGCCAGAAGTAACGCTTCCATTGATTCGTACTCGTGCCAGTTGTATTTATATACATCCCGACCATCCAATAAATAAACTTTAGTACTCATACATTCTCCAATTTGTTAATCATGTGGTTGATAAGGGATAGGCGTTTCATAAGTTGCTACCCGCAATCAATCCGTATGTGAAACCGATCTCGAAAGAAATGACGATAGAGGCTATACATAAAAACACTATAAATGCTTTGTCACTCGCCGCCATAACCCTTAGCTGCTTAAGCGCTTGGAGTAAGGTCATGCTGCACCTGCCGATTTAAACGCTTCTTTTACAGCGTCAATGATTCTTGACAGATAGCCGAACTCTTTTGATTTGCATTGAGGCACATCACACATCCAGTCATCACCAAAACACTCGCGCATATCCTTTGCACAAAGCGCAACCTCAATATCGCTACTTACTTCGTTATCTATTCCATTCTCTTTGAAAGCCTTGTTAATGGCATCAAAATCCGTCTCGAATCTTTCCTCTAACATCTTGCCTATGATATAACCGTTGTTACAGGACAAAAAGAATTGCTCTAAGGTATTGTCCCCCATGCCGCCCCAGTATGCAGACCATGCTTTTCCATAACACTCAATTACCACGCCGCCACGACCAGCGCCATAATTTTGTACATACACAGTGACTGGGTCTAATGCTTTAACATCAAACAGCTTGTACGTTTTAGTTTCGCTATGTTCAATTCTCATATCACAACCACCCCATGCGCCTCAAAAGCCCGCTTAAACGTAGTAGCGCCATGCTTAACACTACCAATACTCACGTAACACACGCCGCCTGTTTTCCACATTTTGATCATTAGTATTGCTCCGCTTCGTATCTGGTAATAAAAAAGTGAATCCCGTTTGTGCATTCCTTCGTGATAGTTCCGTCGAATTTATCTGGATAAACTAAATCGCCTGCTTTGTATTCGTACTTAAATGTTTCGTCATGGTCTGACCAGCCGCTTACATCCTCAAGCATCTGAACAAACTCAGCACGGCATTTACGGCCAGCAGTACCGCCGACCCGTTTGGCGTTTTCGGGGATTAAAACCTTTATAACCTTTTTACCTTCTGTCGTGCATATTTTCTTGAAGCCAATGAAAGAGCCTTCCTCTGGAACAATCATCGTTCTCGCCACTGATTCGATATTTTTAGCGCCGGACAGATTAGCGCCGTACAGATTAGCGCCGGACAGATTAGCGCCGGACAGATTAGCGCCGGACAGATTAGCGCCGGACAGATTAGCGCCGGACAGATTAGCGCCGGACAGATTAGCGCCGGAC